TCTGCTACTACGAATGATACAGAATTTACCCCGGACAGGGTAATGATAGGACAATACAGAAATACGAGTTATTTCGATGACATTTTATTCCATGAGGAATCGGGAACGTGGACTTCTGTTTTGTTTGATATGGGTGATAATGAGTCTCGGCAGGTTAAAAGTTTTGATACGTCGGCGAGTGTTGGTTCGGACGAGGTTGCGAGTGTGCGTGTTGGTGTTGATGTTGATGATGATGGGGTGGTGGATACGTGGTCGGTTTTTAAAGATGTGGCTGACGGTTCTAACAGTTTTGACTACACAGACCTACACCCTTACTACGATTTAGACACTCAAGAAGTTAAACAAAAATCTGGACCGGGAACCGACAGGGCTTTTGATATTTTTTGGAGAGATGACGGGAGAAAACTGTATTTGATGAATAAAGACGATATTACAGAATATGACATATCAACCCCTTGGGATATAACCACAGCCGACCAAGTAGGTCAGAAAAGCACGAATAATACAGATTGTCGAGGATTTTTCATAAAACCTGACGGAACAAAACTTTACGAAACCGACCTCAACAACAACATTTACGAATACAACCTATCAACCGCATGGGATGTTACCTCAGCATCTCTCAACCAAAGCGTTCAGCTTACGAAAGATGAGAATTATAGAGATATTTATTTCAAACCGGACGGGTCGAAAATGTATATCTCAACAAACACAGGCGGGGAAACTACCTTTACTGACAGTTCTATCTACGAATACGACCTATCAACCGCGTGGGACATATCAACCTACACTTTCAACGACTCCCACACTTTCAACTTTTCAGATGTCGCTGGCATTGTTTTCAAACCGGACGGTTCTAAACTTTTCCTAATTTCAAGATACAATGAGAGTTTGGACTCTGATGAACAGATAAGAGAATATAGTTTGTCTACTGCTTGGGATGTTACAACTATTTCAACTGTTCAAAAAACAATTGGACCCGAATTAACTGGTTCTGAAGGTATAGAGTGGGGTGAAAAAGGTTCTAAACTTTACGAATCTGCGAGAGGAAGTATTTTCACAGCACAGTTTGAACCTGTTTCGGGTGAACTTTCCGAAGGTTATCAATACAAGGTCGAATACAACCTCGCGACAACCGACAACAGCACAACACACTCACCATCGATACAGGACTACGAACTCACAACCTCAGTCATCGACCCCGCCGGACTCATACCGACAAACGCCAACATACTCACACTTGACGAAACGACACTTCTAAACGCCGTCGTATCAAAAATTAGCAGCACCGCGACAATACTCGGAGTTGGAGAAACGACGATACTTACACCTAAAACTGAGATAATATCGGCCGACGCCACTATTCTCGACGTTGGTGAAGAAACCATATCAAAAGGAAACGTCGACAAGATAAAAGCAACCGCGAACTTCCTAACCGCCGTCGGTGTCATACCAGTATTCGTCCTCGAAGACACCGAAGTGAAAACTTATTACATCCTCACCAATACTGAGACGAAAAATTATTACATATTAGAAGACACAAAACTAAAAGGAGGATAAAATGGAAATATTGAACGAAAACAAAGAAATCGACCCCGGAGACTCGATAATAATCCAACAACCTGTGAAAGTCACCAAACCATGGGAAGAAAGCGAAAACCTCACATCTGTCGACAATGCAACTATAACGATAAAAGATCCGGACGGAACCGCTATCGTTGACAGTGTGGACATGAGTGAAAAAGACAGTGGAGAGTATTACTATGTGTGGAACAGTTCGGAGTCGTTGGTTGAGGGTGATTATGAGGTTAGGATTGTCGCCGGTTCTGGCGATCAGCAAGCTGTTCTTGACGATAGGTTCATCCGGCTCGGATAGGTATAAATCATTAAACCTTTATTGTATGAACGTTATAAGATAAGTGATACCGATGCCGATAGGACCATGGCCCGATTTTGACACAGCCGTCGAAGAACTTATGGATCAAGGATATTCTAGAGAGGAAGCTGAAAGAATAGCGGGAGCTATGGAGCAAGAATCCAAACTTGAAGACGGCGACCCAGAAGGTTTATGGCAAAAAATAAAAAACGGGGCCTCAGCAGTTATCGACGAGTTAGATTTGGGCACTTTTTCTTTTGTCGACACACCGGCTCAACCGTCGGCTTTCGTCATGATGAAGTCTCAAGATTGTGAATATGATTGGAAATCAGCGACACCTTTACTAAAAGACCCTGTAAAAGAGGATGAAGAGGGTGGTTGGGAGGTTTGTTATGGCCCGGTTATGGTTCCGGGTATAGAAGATAAGCAGGGTGATGTTATCCCGGCTCATGTGATTAAGGAGTCGGCTCATGATTTTTTGGAGGCGGGTAAGGTTCAAGATATTGATTCGGACCATAATCTTATCACGAATAAGGGAAAGTTGGTGGAAAGTTGGTTGTTGAAGGAGGATAAAGAATACGAGTTGCCGGATGGTGAGGTTAAGGAGTATCCGAAGGGGACGTGGATGGTTGGTGTGAAGCCTGAGGATGAGATCAAGGAAAGGATAGAGAATGGCGAGCTTAATGGTTTTTCTATTTATGGTGAGGCTGACAAGATTCATTTAAAATCGGTTGAGAAGCAGGAGGATCCGCACATTATCGCGGCTAATCTGTGGTTTAACGGAACTGAGAAGCAGCGTGAGATTTTTGGAAATGGTTCGGAGGGGCGTGGTCGGTCTGAGCGGCCGCCGGGTGAGTGGTGGAATGAGGCTGTGGAGTTTGTTCAGTCGTTGAGGGAGGTTGGTTCGGTGGAGTTGTCTGAGGAGGAGAAGTCGATTTTTGAAGATTTAAAGGTTAAATTTAATAGTAATAATGATGATAGGTATAATGAATTAAACCAATCAAAGGAGGATAAAAATATGACAGAACAAGAAAACACAGAAGAAAACACATCCGAAAAAGACGACGAAGAAATATCTCTAAAAGACATCAAAGAATCGCTAACCGAACTCAAAGAAACAATCGAAGAAAGCAAACAAACCGCCGAAGAATCTGAGGATTCTGAAAAAGAAGAATCCGAAGAAGAAAAGCAAAACATCGAAGATATTGCTGACGCTGTTGATTATATTGAAGAGAACCTTCCTGACGACGTCGCCTCTATGATCGTTGACGCGATCAGAAGTTCTCAAGAATCTGCCGAAAATGGTGAAGACGAGGACGACGAAGAGATGGAAGAAGACAAGTCTGACGATTCGGAAACGGTCGACGAAGAGAAAGAGGCGAAGGTCAAGAAAGGCGACGAAGAAGAGACTAGGAAAAATCAGATAGATACTGATTCTTCTAAAAGGATCAGTTTGAAAAAAGAATTTCTAGGTGGTGATTAAATATGAGTATTTTTAAAAGCATGAACACAGCAGAGATAGCGAAGAACAAAGATAAACTGTTCAACAGTTCGTTTTTCGACCTTGAAGGCGGCCTTGTCTACAAGGACGTCATGGGTTGGAGAACGAACAAACCAGTGAACAAGCTCGACGACATTTGGGAAAAAGTGAACAAATACGGTCTAGTTGAAGACTTCGACCAAATGCAGGAAGAAGGTTACACGCTCGGCCAGTCCGTAGAAGAGATTCAGAAAAATTACGACACTGGTGATTGGGCATTGCCGACTTATTACGTTCCGGAGATCCAAGTTTTGAATCCGGAATTGACACCTGCCGCTGATTTGATAGCGAGAGAAACTGTCGAAAACGAAACCGTGAACGTCACAGTTGAGTCCGGCCAGCCAACACAGGATTTGTTTGGTAGTTTGGAAACGACTGACGACAGTGAAGGCAGTTACATATATTCCGACGGTTCTTACCGTGAAGAAAGTTACGATGTGACAGGTTACGGCATGGCTTCCAGGCTTGAAGACAAGTTGATACTCGCCGCAAATGCTCTACGTTCTACTGAGAGTGTTGCAGAACAGTTGCACATGAACACGATTCGACAAGTCGAAGAAAGACAGATATTGAAAGGCCAATACTCGAACGGTTGGGACGGCATGGTCGACCTAGCCGACGGAGACGGCACAGCTCTCTCATCTGTGGACACTTCCGGTTCTATCGACTGGCAGACCCAGATTAGAGAACTGATCGACGAGGTAGAGTTGAACGGTGGTAATCGTGGTGACAGTGCAGTGTTTGTCGGTTTCGAAACTCATCGAGAAATCAGGAACGATTTGCAAGACTTCATCCGATACAACGATGTCGGAGAAGAGCTTGGTTTCGGTTTCGAAACTATCGAGTATGACGGCGTTCCAATACTCAAATCGCACGCACTACCAGAAACTCACAGTGGAGCTTCTAGTGGTGATGCTTTGGCTATTGCTGGCGACATGGGTAAGAACTACATGGCGATGTTGCAAGACATCACTGTGAAACCGTTAGCGAAGACTGGACCGCAGGAACAGTTTGCGACGGATGCTTACGGAACTTTCGTGTCTGAGGCTCCTGAGCAGATCCAGTATATCGACAAGAGTTAAGGTGATTAGGAATGACAGTGATTAAAACACCTCAAAGCGACGTGACCTCTGACGCTCATGTCGAGGTTCAAACCGTTACGCTTTCGAGCGGATCGGTCACGGTCAACTTTGACGCACCGTTTGAAGATAAGCCAACCGTTGTCGTTACGGGTATTGAAGAAGGCACGACTGTGAACGCTGAGATAGATAATGGCTCGACTTATGATTCGAGCGAGGTTACTATTGTTGGCGATGTCGATGTGGATGTGAACGTTTTAGCAATCGGAGAGTGATACGTTTTACACTTTCCATCCTTTTTTCTTTTTTATTTTTTATTTTTCAAAGGAGTAGGTGAACATGACGCATGAAAACGATATAGAAGAAAACTTGGATAAATCAAAACGGGCGATTACTGGTATTTATCACGGAGCAGCCAACTCCATCTTCAAATCATTTTCACCTGGTCTCGACTCTTTAGAAGAATTTCGAGTTCGAGATTACAACCCTTTTTTCAATCACCATTTTTCTCACATTCCAGAATCAGAAGTATTGACAAAACTATGGTATTATACAGATACCCAAGACGGAAATCTGGGCCGTGACGGTTCGGAACTCGGCTTGAACACGACGGCGACGACAAACGCTTACGCTGAGGTGGAAACAACCGAGCATGGAAATTATAGCCCCGGTTCTGAAGCAGTTTGCGGCATGGGTGTTCGCGTCGGATCTTCACCGACCGGCGAGCAAGACGCGTGGTGGGGTTATAGCAACGGAACTAACGGTTTTGGTTGTGGTGTTGACGCTGACGGACTTTATTGTTTTCACGACTATGGTGGGACTCGCGATAAGTATTATCAGAAGGATTGGAATAAAGACACTTTAGACGGTTCTGACGATGATGATAATCCTAGCGGTTTAAGTTTAGATAATTTTCAAGATGGTCATATTTTTAGATGGCCTCACTTGTGGTATGGGTATGGACAGATAGAATATGTTATCGCAGTGAGGGATAGAAACGGTGTAGAACCTGTTACGGTTCACAGTGTAAATAGGGATGGTGATGAGCTTTTTGAGCAAAGTAATTTACCTATGAAGGCTCGTGTTGAAAATAATGGGACTGCTGAATCTTTAAGTCTGTATTTGAACGCGGTGCATTATGAGAAAAGGACGAAAGACGTTGACGTTCGGATAAATGGGGAATATAACAATGGTGTTTCTGTAGATGATACATGGACACCATTAATATCTATCCGGAAACGAACGGATTGGACAGATGTCAATATAAAACCGCTCGAAGTGGAAATATCTTCGGATACCGACATAGTTGCAGAAATACAGTTAGACTCGGACATAACTGGCGCGTCTTTCAACCTTCCTGAACATACATCGTCTAGCGAGACGGCGGTGGAGGTTGACACTTCGGCGACAGATTTTAACACTTTCGGCGAACGTCGTTGGGTTAGCCGTGTGAAGTCTGGCGGGAATAATAAGTTTGGTGCGGCGGCGGCTGAAAACATTGACTTTAATATTCCGGCTGAACAGATTATCACTTTGGCGGCGAAGGCCGATTCCGGACAAACTGGATCGGTGGATGCCGTCCTAAAATGGGGTGAAGAATTTTAATGACTTATGTAACTAAGGACGAGGTCAAGACTCGTGTTGAGTTTGACGGTGAAGATTTTTACGACATAAATCCGGGCGACAAGTTCGACACTTTGTTAGACCGGTTGTTGAAAGAATCGAAAGCGATAATAAATGGACAAATCGGTGGCGAAACGCTTGAAGAAGAAACTGGCCGAGTCGACGTAGTGAACGCACCGGACAAAGACGGTATAGAACTTGTCTACCCGATTAACGATGTTTCGAAGGTTGAGGTTTATCGGAGAAATTCTTGGCGAACACTCGACTCTGAAAGGTATTTCAAAACCGAGCACAATGTTAAACTGTCGCCGATAATTCGTAGAGATTATGGTGACTATTTGAGGTATCGACGTGTTAATCCGTTGAGGATGAATAGTAATGAGTTGACATGGTCGGATTTGGGTCAAAAAGTTCGGATAACTTATGACCGTGGTTTTTCGACGATACCGGAAGGTGTGAAGGAGACACAGATCGCTATCGTTAATCGGCAGTTGACTTTGTTAAGGCAAGACCAGAATTTGTCGGCGATGCAGCCGGATGAGGCTGTGAATGCGTTGAATAATCGTGAAGTCTTGACGGATGATATTGTTGAGCGTATGGCTGGTAAGCTGTCTCGTCCACAGAATAAATATGTGGTGTTATGATGGGTCGTTATTTTAACCGTTTCAAAAAACATTTAAGATTAGAGATTAGTGGTATTCCTGGCGGTCGTTTGAAGCGAATATTTATCGACGTAGTGATAAAAGGTTTGCTCGATGCGTTTTTTTCCCTAATTGCCCTACCCTTATCGAAAAAATTAGACAACGGGTATGAGTGGCGGCGGAAAGGTTTGAACGAAGAACGGAAAAAAGTTCTTAACAGGATTAATGATTCTCATTTTTTATTTCACGACCATCTAGAGATAGCTATCGACCTCATTTATCTTCTAGCCGACAATGACCGACCCTACTATGGACATTATCAAAACATCAAAAAAGCATTTCAAGACATGGAACAATTAGAAGAGATCGACATAGTTTATTCAAACCTGAAAGACGGCGTCAACCCGGTCAACGAGGTCGAAAAAGGCCATGCTGTGATTCAAGAACTTTGCGAAAAACATGGGATTGAAAATGATGAGATCATGAGGAGGATTGAAGATGCCAAAAAGCACTGATGTGGAAAACGTTGATGACGAGATAGAAAATAGGGTTAGAAAGTTTTTGAAACAAGTGGCTATCGATTTTTCGGGCGAGTTAGCTAAAGAGATGCCGGTCGACCGGGGCAGGTTGAGACAATCTCGACAAGTCATCGAAACTAAAGACGGTGTGAATGTCGCTATCAATGCAAAATACGCGTCGGCTGTTAATTTCGGAACGCGACCTTACACTCCTCCGTTGGAGCCGATTCTTAACTGGGCTGAGCGAAAACTCGGAGCGAGAGAAATCGGATATGCAGTTCACAATAAAATTCAGAGTGAAGGAATAACTGGTCAGCACTATATTGAAGACGCTACCGAGAACTTAAAAAAGAGGTATAGATAGTATGGTTAACTTTGAAGGTTTTTGGTCTACAGTTCTAAGCAGTTTGAAAGACGGGATTGAAAAACACAGTCGTGATTATGATGTTATCCTCGGCGAGGTAAATACTAACAATTTGAAATACCCGTCGGCCCACATTATTCCGGAAACTTCGAATTATCAAGACGGTGGGCGTTATCAAGATGTTATCACGGTCAATTTTTACTTTGAGCGAAACACTGACGGCGGGCAGGACATTATTTCTAATTTGGAAGATGTGGAGGAAACTATAGACGACATCATTATCGAACTTGGAAAAAATAAATACATTGGTGAGTATAAGGTTGACGATGTTGAGTTTTTAGCCGGCGAGGTTGGACAACTTATCGACATTATCTCGGTTTCGTTCTTCGTGACTAAACTTATAGACTATGCCGAGGTTGAATAGCATTAGTTAAACTTAATAGTAAAAAATGATAAAGGTTTAATAGATTAAACCAATACTGAGGATTGAAAAATGGCAGATAGATGGAAAGGACAAACCGCAACCCTGACAATAACAGACGACTCGGACTCAGACGTTCCAATCGGCGTCCTACAAGATGTCGAAATATCAAAAGAATCCGAAACAGCAGAACTTTACGGATCCGGCTCAGTGAAACGACAAGACGTCGCACAAACAGAAGTATCAGTAACCGTGAGCGGCACAGTCGCCGCATGGGATATAGAAACATGGAAAAGTTTGATAGGTTACGACGACACAAACGACGAAATAGAAGACACTGCGACCTTGCCGACTTTTCAGGTCGACATGGAAGCGACAGCGACCGGAACCGATACGGCCGACACGATTCGGGTGACAAATGTTTATTTTGAGTCAGTTCCGATCTCAGGTTCGTATGATGATTATTTAGAGTTGGATCTTGACGGCACTGGTGACGATGCTATCGTCAATCCGGCTTAGATAATTTCATAATCATGTCTGAAACGTCCGAAAATTATTCGAGGCAAGACTTGGCCGATATGTCGATAGAGACGGCTAACGCTGAGTTGGACGATTCTGATTTTGAACGGTGGAAAAAGGTTAGAGAAAAAAATCTTAAAGATCAAGCAGATGAGAATCGGCAAAAGTGGGCTGAGCGTGATGAGGAAGCTATCGACACTTTGATAAAATCGGGTCGTAATGATTTGACGACGACGGTTAATATTTTTGGCGGTGAGTATGAGTTTTTTGTAAGTTTGGATAGGGAGCAGCGACAGATTTTTAACAAGATTAAGGATAAGCGTGAGTTGGCTAAGTCTGAAAATAGGAATATTGAAAACGTGGACGGTATTTCTGACCTTGTTATCGATTTTCTTTCAAGTATTTCTAAAGATTTTAACCGCGAAGATTGGGAAAAGTTGGAGGGTGAGTTAGGATTTGTCGGTCTTTATGATGTTTTTATAAAGGTTATGAAGGTTTTTAAATCGGAGATGGATGAGAAACAGGAAGCGGTAAAAAAGTTTCGCAACGGCTAAAGGGCGAGGTTTGATAGAAGTGTTGAAAGTTTCCGGTTTCAAGACTCCGACCGATTTTTTCGAAAACACTACTATTTTCGACAGAGTTTGGTTTGCTAATGCTTTGAAAGAGTATCAAAAGGAGCAAAAAAATGCCTACAGGTGACATCGGAAATTTAGTAGTTCAAGTTAAGCAAGAAGGAGCAGAACAAGCGGCGGAAAGTATAGAAGAGGTTGACGACGAATCAGTATTCGGCGAAGGCGGTGGAGATATGGAAGCTCCTACCGGTGGAGATGGCGGAGGGGCTTTACAAGGGATTGTTGACGCGGTGATGGGCATGTCTTCAAGCATGTTGGCATTGGTGGCAGGTATTGGTGCAGTTGTTGGGATTTTGGCAAGCATGGAGCCGATCCAAAAACTTTTCAAAGGTTTTCTAAAAACAGTTCAAGCGTTTTTCACACCTTTAGCTATGATGTTGATAAAACTTCTCAGCCCGGTTTTACGTTTCATGATTAAATTGTTGCCTTTATGGTTCTCGTTTTTCCAAAACCCTGCCGGTGCAATAAAGTCAGGTGTGGAATTTATTTGGAATGCTATTAAAAGTATTCCAGCTACGATTTGGAATGGTTTGAAGTCTTTAGGCGGTTGGATTTTGAACGGTTTGAAACGTATTCCGGCCGCTATTTGGAATTTTGTTCGGCAAATACCTCAAACTATATGGGGTTTCATCAAACAGATACCAGGTAAGATTGTGAACTTGTTGTCTACTTATCTTTCGGTTTTCACTAGACTTGGTTCGGTGTTTTGGAACGCTTTACAACGACTCGGCAGTTGGATATGGGGTCGGATAAAAAGTGGAATAAACTTTATCAAAAAACTACCTTCAAAAATATGGGATTTTATGAAAAAAATACCTGGCCGAATAGCGTCATCGATAAAAAGTTTCCTAAATCCCTTCCAAACCGGTGGATTTGTAAGTCAAACACAGCCAGCATTACTGCATCAAGGTGAAACGGTTCTTCCTCCAGGTGGGTTTGACCAGTTGTTGAATGAGATTCGTCGGATGGATTCTGGCGGTGCTAATATTCAAATCAGCGGCGGTCTTGAAACCATGATTGACAGAGTCCAAAAGAATCCGAACTATACAGGGTCGATATAAATGGTTAGAGACCAGCTAAAGTTGACGCTTGACCCTAACTCGGACAATTATCAATATATTATCGACATGATTCAAGACGTGGACGACAGACAGTCAAAAGACGCGACATCTATCAGCCTTCCCGGTCAAAGTTATAAGAAAAATGTGTTGATGGGTATATCGGGGCAAACGAGTGAAATAGACATAAGTTTTTATATACATGACGACGGCACAGATAAAGCAGATGGATCCTATACTTCGACTGTTGTGAGTATCGACGAACAGATAGATTATTTGAAAAACACTATGCAGGCTCCGAGCTTTTCAGCGAAATGGGAACTCGACAAAATACAAGGTGATAATGTTTATAGTTATTCGGCTCATCCAGTGTTTTTTGAACAGGTTCGTATGCCGACGGCAAGTCGGGATTCGCCAAATTGGAGAAATTGTTCAATATCTTTAGTTGTAGGTGAAAGTATATAATGACAAGCACTATTGAGTATTCTACTGACGGCGGCACATCTTGGACAGCTATTGATTATACCGATTTTTCCATAGAGCGAGGTAACGGTAAAAATTTGTTAGCTCCTAATGCCGTTATCGACACACACAAAGATGTTTCAATATCGACCGACGACCTCGTGAGGATAAAAATCGACAGCACACGACGTTTCGAAGGATACGCCAATGGGCCGGGTGTGGTCCAGCTTCAAGGCCAAAAACGGATCGAGGTTCGCGGGTATGGTTACGACATCATGGAGGAAAAAATCACTCTTAATCTTACAGGGACGAGTCCGGAAAATGTTTTATCCGAAGCCATCAGTGGAACTGATTACACCCTCACAACCACAACCTCAACAGGAATAACTCTCGATTATTCTTGTGACGATAAAAAGCGTAAGAATGTTTTTCGCGACATGGTCGACAGAACTGGATATGTTTTCAGGATTGAACCTGACAAAACTATATATTTTGAAGATAAAGAGGACCGCGGTTCGTGGCAGAGTCTCACGGTTGGAACAGATGATGTTGCGGTTATGGAATGGAACCCATCCGATCCAGACACTATAAGAAATAAAGTTATTGTTAACGGAACCGGTGGCGGTTCCAGTGTTTCGGCAACCGCGACGGACTTTACATTTACTGATGTTGAAAGGTCGGCCGAGTATAACTTTAAATATATTTCGACATCTACTGAAGCTCAAAACATGGCTGACCAACTTTTAGAACCTAGCCCGCTCGCTAAGGCTAAAATAATCGTCGGCGAATCTGGATACACACCTGACATCTATTCGGACCTTGTCAATTCTACAATAGACTTGTCGGATTCTTCAAAAGGTATATCTAATGAGGTTTTGGTTGTGGAGAAGCAAAAAGTTAAAGATGGTAGGATAGAGTTGGAGCTTGGTGAGGGTTCGAGCTTTTCTATCCACGAGGTTAATCTTCAAAATAAAAGTGACGGTGAGAAGAACGATTCTTCGGCGGACGCGACTGCTGAACAGCCGGCCGACACTTTACACCCTAACCGTGTTCGAGGTGGTTTTTATAATTTATCCCTTGGCACGAGCTTTTCCGATTTTCCGGTTCAAAACACTACGGATTCTGACCAGTATGTTTGCTGGATGGCTAACGCTGACGTCACTCTTGACGGCACGACTAATGCTTATGCTCTTGTTTTAAATGTTAGTTCCGACGGAACTGGAACCGCACCTCATGATAGGGTTTGGATAAAGTCGAGCGGAACACATCCAGTCCAAGTTTCTGGCATTTGTCCTTCTGGGTATTATTGGCGGGTTTTTGAGCAGACGGGTTCGGCTTCGTATGTTAGGGAG